TACCTTGTGCGGCTGTAGCATAATCTGTAGAGGGAGTAGTAGCTGCAGTGCCTAAGCCTAAGTTAGCCCTGGCTGTAGCTGCATTGTTTAGGTCCGACAGGTTACCCGTGGCCAACAGCGCACCAGACAAAGAAGCATACGCATTCAGCCATTGGCTGCCATCATAGACCTTCATTTCATCTGTGGTGGTATTGAAGTACAGCATTCCCGCTGCAAGCGCATCACCATCGTTATCAACGGTAGGCGCATTAGCATCAGCCTTACTTCCCAGGTACCTGTCGTCAAAGCTGTCTAAAGCTGCCAGGGCCGCGTCTTTTGCAGCCTCAGATGCCACTTTTGAAGTTTCACTGGCAGCCGCTGAGGTTGAAGCTTCTGAGGCTTTGGTAGAAGCTGTACTGGCGCTGGCAGATGCGGCAGAAGCCGATGATGCCGAATTAGTCTCTGCAGTTTCCGCATTAGTCTCAGCAGTTTCTGCTGCGGCCTGAGCTGCGACTGCTGCATTCTTTGCAACCACACTTGCGTCTTTAGCTACAACACTTTCATTTTTTGCAACTACTGAGGCGTCTTTGGCGACAACACTTGCTGCTCTTGCAGTCTCACTGTCTGCCGCTTTTGTAGTCGAAGTAGCTGCGCTCGCTGCTGCATTTGTCTCTGAAGTTGAAGCCTCTGCGGCTTTTGTTGTCGCTGTCGCTGCATTATTTACACTCGTAACTTTGGAGGCTTCACTTGCAACCGCACTAGCGGCTGAAGCATTTTGAGAAACTAAGGCTGCGGCAGAAGATGCAGCGGCATTAGTCTCTGCAGTTTCTGCGTTATTCTCTGCGACCTGGGCAGCAACTTTAGATGCTTCAGATGCAGCGGCAGATGTCGCATTTGCATTTGAAGATGCAGCTGCCTGGGAGGCGCTGGATTGAGCAGCAACTTTTGCAGCTTCGGCTGCAGCAGCAGAGTCAGCCGCAGAAGACACTGAGCCTTCTATTGCTGTTACCTGAGAACTATCAGGCCCAGTGGTGTTATAAAATGAGGACGTAGACATTATTTCTCCGAATACTAATAGTTGTATGTTGGGCGTATGGCCTGGAGGCTTCCTGTCAGCTCTGCGCTGTCAGCTTGCTCTTGGATTTCAATTAAGAACTGGTTGTATTTTTGCTCAAAGAGTGGAGTACGCTCATCCAGGTAATAGTCTGAGGCATAGGTCAATGCACCATAGATAACCAGGTCACCACCTACAACCGTGAGGTTGTTTGTGTCAGTATCCGAAGCCATAGCAGGAAACTGAGCATAGTAATTAAGAGATAGGCTGCCAGAGCTGGGCGTAGGGTGTATAAGCAAACTACCCCCCTCCCTAGTGAAAAAATGAGGGACACCAGCTTCACCTGTTTTCTTAAAGTTTCGCATTTCAGGCATGGGCAGGCGTTCAAGTGTGTGGCTGTCAGAGCTTAGGTCAATGGCTTCTAAGAAATCATTTGGCAGCAGGACCGAGCCTGTGGAGCCAGAGATATTATATGTGTGAGACTTTTCCATACTAGGGATTCTTAGAGCCCTTTGTATTCGACTGATTGACTGGTCAATAAAAGTATCGGCCAGGGCATCAGTGATGTCGCTGCGGTTGAGAAGGGCTTTAAAGTGTGCCCTGATTTCGCCCTTATTCATTGTCTATTTCCTCTTTGCAGTTTTAGCTGCTTTCTTAAATGCCTTGGCCGTGGGAGCACCTTTAGTGCCTGGCGTCCGCATGGTCTCTCCGCTACCTGCCTTAATACGCGCCCTCTTCTTTTGGATATTGTTGTACAGTCCAGACTTAGCCATTCGCTACACCTTTTTCTTTGTGGTCAAAAACGCATCCAGGTTTTCTTGTTTGAGCCTGGCGACAATCGCATAGGCTGGTTCTTTCAGCATGTCAAACCCCTCCCGGAGCCACTTCTCGTGGACCAGGACAGGCACCCGAGCAACACTCATATATTCACCTTCGTTAAGCCCCAAGGAGTCATCTCGCTGTTTGCGGATGTTGTCTAGGAAGCTCTGAGGAATATGTTGTGTCTGCTGGATATTAAAATTATGTTCGTCGTTGTCGCGTAGGACATTCGACTGCACAGTGTGCAAAGTGTCTGATTCAGACATTGGTTTCTTCTCCTTAGATAAAATGCAGGTGGGACCCAGGTCGGGCAGTAAGGAGAGCGGAACCTGCTTTACCAGGCCCCACCTGCAAACTACTTACAAACTACTGAATCAAGAAAGACCAGTAATCATTCCGCTGTCACTAAAGTTGCTGTGCTTGACGGAAACTTCACCCACACAGAAGTGAGTATCAGAGTCGCCATTCTTAGCAAGCAAAGTACGAGTGAACGGACGCAGAACACACTGCTTAAACATCGAGGGGTCGATGAGGAAAGCGTGAGTGCTCAGCTGGTTGCGGTTAATCAAAGTACGAATCTCTCCGAATGGAGTTACCAGTACTTCAATCGCGTTGACCAGGGTCTTCGAAGAACCAAAGTCACGCTCACGGCTAGACGCTGTAGCAAAGTTAGCTACGATAGTTGCATCAGCAGGCTTAATCATCAGAACAGAGGGGTCACTACCGTTCTCATAACAATCCTGGTGCAACTCAAGCAGCTTAGCTTCAGTCAGTGCGTCGGTGGAGTTGGAACCTGCGTCAACAGTTGTAGAAATCTGCTGAGACACAGAAGCCATCTTACGTGCTGCTGAGGCGCTGCCAGTTACTGCAGCCTGGTCGACACCAATCATGGCTTTTTCTACGTCCAGCTTGATGGCTTTCAGAGTCTTAGCCAGAGCGTAGGCAGTTTCCTTCGCACGACCGTGAGTCTTCACAGCGTCAACTGTTGCAGCTACCTTGAAAGCTTCACCGATAATCTGAGTGGTGTTGCTACGGGTAGTTGGCTGAGCGATGGCAGTAGTTGAAGCGTCAGCTCCTTCTACCAGGGCATTGACGCCCGCTGCACGAATTGAATCTTCGAGCCACTCAAAGGTACGAGCAGATACTTTCTCGCTCTTTACAAGAGTCTGGAAAGGAGTAGAGGTTGGGGAGATATTGGCAATAGTCTGAGATACATCCTCAGCCAGGCCAACCGTGGCATACGATACTAATGTAGACATATTTAGATTTCCTTATGGAATATTAGGGGATAAAAAACTTGGCGTCACTGCCAGTTAGACATAATCACATCTGCAATATTGTCGAGGTCATTAGCATTAGCCCTAAGCTTATCCACCTTACGTTGCTGATTCTGTTTCTTGAGTTCAGCACTGTTTGGTGGGGCTTTCTTAGACCTAAGAACTTTCTTCGCTGCCTTAGCTTTTTTCACAGTGGCTACCTTCTTGGTTTGGTCGAACATGCGGGCCTTGTTAAGTAACTTGATAACATTAGGGTCTGCATATTGATTAACCTGGTCTTCTGGTAATCCCTGGGAAATAGCGTAACTACGGATATCGTTATAAAGGTCGTTGGACCAGTCAGGGACATCCTGCTGGAGAACCTTTATGCATTCCTTCGCTTGCTGCTGCAAAGACTCGCTCTGCTGCTGCTTAACGTAACCGTAGAACTGGTCGGCTTCTTCGGAAAGAAACTTTAGGTCTTCTTCTGCCTGGCGAGCCTCGGCACGAAGAGCTGTAAAGTCATCGGCTGACATTTGCTTACTAGCAACTAACATGTCAACTTCTGCATACGGCTTGTATCGTTCCTGGGCACGGGTCAGCATGGCTTGCAATGATGCATCGGCTTTTTGCATCTGGTCATCTGCCAACTTTCGCTGTGATGCCATTTCTTGAGACTTTCGGGTGAGAGATGCTTCCTGACCATAGAGTCTTTTCAGGTCTTTGACGGATGCCTGTTTGGTTTCACCGTCGACAACAATTTCTACCAGGCTTTCTTCATCGAGGACTTGGACTTCTTGCTCTTCGTCTTCTTCGCTGGTTTCTTCTTCGTCGTCTTCTTCGGTGTCTTCATCTTCAGGGTCCTCATCGTCCTCATCGGATTCTAGGTCTTCTTCATTCTCGTCTTCTTCAGCTTCGGCTACTTCAGTCTCGTCAGTAGCTTCTGCCTCAGCCTCTTGGTCTTCTTCGGATAGCTCTTCAGCGTCCTCCCACATTCCAAGAATTGCTTCTGCAGCATCATCGATAGATTCCGCTGCTACAGGGTTGGAACTTTCATTGACGTTATCCAGGGACATAGTCTATTCCTCTTCTGGTGTTTCTTTATTTCGTCCATTAATTTCATCACGCACAGACACATGTTGCTGCATTGTGTCAATAATCTCGCGGATGGCTTTGTGTTGGTAATAAGCCGCTGTCCTTGCGTCAGTATCGCCAGGCTCAGTACCGACAAAAGTATTAAAACTATTGCTGATAACCTGGTTGACGATAGCTACGAAAGCTTCGTTTTTTAAAGTTTCTTCGGCGGCATTTCCTAAGTGAATCATTTGTTCTTCTTGCGTCATACGTCTCTCCTTCAAAAGACTAAGTTAACCATTGGGGGAAGCAATGGCGGTAATCTCATCAGCCTGCTGTGCAAGCACAAGCTCGGCAGAATCAATGAGTTTCTTGTGTCGTAGCTGCTCTTCTTTGAGGTCAAGGCTGTCACTCTGTATAGCGTGTTGGTTCTCGACCTTGGCTTTCTCCAGCTCAATCTTCATCTGACTAATCTGGGAGTCGACCTGGGCCTTCATCTCGGCTATAGCAGTCTGACGTTCCTGTAGCTCCAATTGCTTCTGAGCCATCTGCATTTGCATCTCTGCAGCAGGGTCTGGCTGTGGAGGCTCGATGTTCTCAGGATTGGTCAGGTAGTTGCTGACTTCTTTAACGCCTGAGAGCTCCATGATTTTCTTGGCCAGCTCATATTGATTTGGCTGTTGATACATCGCGGCTAGGTTTGGGTCATTGGTAAGTAATGTGTGCATGTTGAGATACTTAGTAGCTTCTTTCTCTTGCTCTCCGTATCCCAGGTGCAACTCAATCTGGACATCACGCTTTTCTTTCCACTTACGCGGGTCACAAACAACATAACTACCGCTTAGCTCAACCATCTTCTCCTGCATTTCATTCTCACAGACCAGGTTATAAACCATGTGGAACAGTGGCTTCATAAACTGCGAAGCAAAGTTCCTGGCAATAATCTTCTGACGCTGCTGAGACATGGTGGCCAGCTGCTCAACCATAGCGGCTGAGTTTTGCTTGGAGATAGCATCTTTGTTGAGGCCCTGGCTCATCTTGCTGACACCAGTCGTGTCTTCCATGTCCTCATCCAGCATTTTGATTGTCTGGAAAATGAAGGGGTTGAGAGGTGCCTGGAGCATTGGGCTAATGGCATCAGGGCGTGTCGTGTTAACAATGCCGCCCAGGCGATTATCGATAAGCTCTCGAGGATTGCTAAGGCCGCCCTTGACTACTGTGTAGCGGGGATTGTTAGTAATCATTGCGTGGTCCAGGATAGACCTGGTCAACACGGTGCGGGCATTCTGAGTTGCTACAACCTTGTCGGCAAAGTTATTACCATAGAACGAGTGAGGTGTCGGCAGCGGTACAAAAGTAACAAAGGGCTTTCGGTTAACCTTCTCTTTTTCCAGCAGCACGTTGCCTGCTTTTATGACTTTGTACAGCTCAGCAATACCCGTGCCTTCAACATCAAGTAGGATATATGCCTCATACACCATGACACTACGTACCTGGTCCTGGTGGTCGCTGCTGCCGTTCCTGAAGTTACCGATGTTGTCAAATCGTGCCAGGACCTCGGGGTCAGTCTCAAAGTCAACATCAGTATGGTCGCCAATCTTGTCGATAAGTTTCTCTGAGTACCCTTCCAGGCGTAGCTCCGACAATGTCTTCTTGGTGCGGTGGGCACAGAAAGTAACATCCTCTAGGCTTTTAGCTTGGCTCTCAATCAGGAACTCTTCTGGAGCAACATTCTCAATAACTACCTGGCTAGTGTCTCTCTCGATACCAATAGTGCCCGAGGTAAGACCAATGTCATCTGTAGTACTTTCGACTAGCTCCACGTTATCCTGGGCCAGCAGCATGTCTAGCTCAGTCTCGGTGATATCCTCGAACTCTTCGTAATCGGTCTCTGTACTGTTTTCCCAGAAGACCTTTACGACACCTGCCCTGGCTATCAAAGAATCATGGATACAAGTGCTAAAAACTTTGAAAGAATTATTTTGGCGGTGTACCACATAATCTGTGTACAGAGTACACATCTTTGCCAGCTCAACATCGTCTTCGTTTTGTGGGGCAAACTTTACGGTACGGGTACCAGCACTAAAGACTTCTAGTAGGCTTGCCTTGAGGCTCTCGACTGCATCCCAAACATCAAGAGATACATACTTAGAGTTGCCGTCATGCGCGGGCTTAGGCAGAGTACCGTTGTAGTAGTCGATAATCTTGGCGCGTTCAGTGCTTAGCTCTGAATCAGCATATCCAACTGAGTTGCCAACTTGCTGGTCAACTAGCGTGACGATGCTGTTGTCACTTAGTTTCTTGTAGTCCTTTTTTGCCATGTCATACCATCTCTATATAAAAGTCGTCAGTGCTATCTATTGGTTCCCAGGCTCCCTGGTGAACATAGTTGGCCAGGGCCAGAGACATCACACAGTCATCGAAGCAGCCTGACTCGGCTTGCATTGCTCCAGATTCTGTGACGATGTACGTCATCATCTCTCTGATAGTGACCTTGTCATTTAGCTCTATTTCGTTCTCACGCATCGCAGCTCGAAGCTGGTCAATGATGAGGGGCTTAGTTTTTGATGTGGTGGAAAAACCTAGTTTTACAGTTTCACGGTCAGTCACTTTGTCGTGCTGAACCTCCGTGTAAAAGTTTGGATACGCCATGTCTTTACCCAGGCGTGTACAAGTCAAAATACCGTGGGAGTTATTCTCGACACATATGTAAGCTTCGTTGTAGTAATCGCCTAGTTTATAAAGTACCTGGGCAAAGTAATCTGGGTGGGCTTGGCCTCTCCAGGTTGCTACCTGGCGCTTCTTACTGTCGAGTACCTGGGCAACACTGTAGTCACCGCCACGGACACCCATAGCGACATCAGCTCCGATGACATACTGTTCGCCAGGCACATGTGGGCGCCAGGTAAACAGTTCGCCTC